GTATTGACGAAGGTCCGCAGGGTCTCGGTGTTTTTCTTGGCTACATACCGGCACCCAGTAGGGCACCACAGCTATGCTCGTTTCGATCACTGAACTGCACAACCTGACCGGGCAGGACAGGCGGCGCATAACCAAGGCGCTGGCTAACCTGAAGGCCAAGCCGGGCGAAAAGGGCGCAAAGCTTTATGAGTCAGAAGCGGCCATCCCTCTGTTGTACATATCTGAGGGCGGCGAGCTTGACCCGCAGAAGGAGCGCGCCCGACTCACGCACCATCAGGCCAACATCGCGGCGCTTGAAGAAAAAGAGCTAGAGGGCGAGTTGGTCCGGCGATCATCGGTAGTGGCTGAGGTGTCAGACGCCATCGCCAACTGCCGGGCAAAGCTCCTGAGCCTGCCAAGCAAGATGGCGAGCGTAGTGGCGGGCATGTCGAGCGTGGCAGATATACGCGGCGCACTACAGGACAACATCCACGAAGCGCTGGACGAGCTATACACCGAATATGCAGATATTTCCGCAAGCGGCGAGGACGTGGAAAGCACCACCGAAGCTGACAGTTAGTGAGTGGGCTGATCGATACCGTCAACTCTCCGGGGAGGCAAGCGCAGAGCCTGGTCGATGGCTGACATCTCGTGCTGAGTACCAGCGCGGCATCATGGATGCTGTAAGCGACCCGGCCATTGAGACGGTGGTAGTGATGTCGTCCGCGCAGGTCGGGAAGACAGAGATCATAAACAACATTGTTGGGTATCACATCCACCAAGACCCTGCTCCGATGCTGGTCTTGCAGCCCACGGTTGAGATGGCGCAGACGTGGAGCAAGGACCGTCTAGCGCCGATGCTGCGGGACAGTGCCGCCTTACGCGACAAGGTCCAAGTCTCAAACCGCAGGGACAGCCAGAACACGCTACTAAGCAAACGCTTTGCCGGGGGTCACATCACGATGACGGGCTCCAACGCCCCGGCAAGCCTTGCAAGCCGCCCGATTCGGGTCGTGCTGTGCGATGAGGTAGACAGATACCCGCCCAGCGCTGGATCCGAAGGCGACCCGGTAAGCCTGGCCAGAAAGCGGGCAACTACGTTCTGGAACCGGAAGGTAATTCTGACCTCGACGCCAACGGCGGCGGGTACATCCCGTATCGAATCGGAGTTCGAACAAAGTGACAAGCGATACTTTTTCGTGGGATGCCCTCATTGCGGCCATCGACAGCGCCTGCTCTGGGGACAAGTCAAGTGGCAGCAGGACGAGGATGGGCGTCATCTCCCGGAGACCGCTGCGTACTGCTGCGGAGAATGCGGTTCGCTCTGGTCTGAATCTGACCGACTCGCAGCAATCCGCAGTGGCGAATGGAGAGCTACAGATCATAGCGATTCCGCACGACGCATAGCGGGCTTTCACCTGTCGGAGATTTACAGCCCCTGGTCTAGCGTCCCGGACATGGTCCGAAACTTCCTTGCAGCCAAGAAAAACACCGAGACCCTGCGGACCTTCGTCAATACGGCGCTCGGCGAGCCGTGGGAAGACCGAGGCGAGCAGGTAGACCAGCACGGTCTCTATGCCCGCAGGGAGAAATACGCCGCTCCCGTCCCCGATGGGGCGCTCCTGCTTACGGCGGGAATTGACGTTCAGCGTGATCGCATCGAGATGGAGGTGGTCGGCTGGGGTGAGGGCGAGGAGTCGTGGAACATCGACTACCGCATTATCCCTGGAGATCCTGCTCGGGATGATGTCTGGCAGGATCTGGAAAACGCACTCCATGCGACATACCGGCATGAGACCGGGACGGAGATGCAAGTTACGGCTGCGGTTATCGACTCCGGGGATCAGACGACCCGAGTCTATGACTTCGTGCGGCAGTCGAAGCATCACCGCCTGTTCGCTGGCAAGGGCGTTCCTGGTGCTGGCCGTCCGGTTGCGAAGGTTTCACGCGCAACGTCTGGCCGGAATCGGCGACAGGTTGACCTGTACCAGATAGGCGTAGATGACGCGAAGGGCACGATCTACGCACGACTGAAGATGACTGAAGCCGGGCCGGGTTACTGCCATTTCCCGCTAGAGCGCGACGAGGAATACTTCGCGCAGCTCACCGCAGAGAAGCTGATCACGAAGTACCGGCTCGGACGCCCGACGAAGGAGTGGCACAAGGTGCGGGCGCGGAATGAGGCGCTGGACTGCCGAGTGTACAGCTATGCAGCGCTGAAGATCCTGAATCCGATTTGGGTCGCAGTCTCGCGCAGCATTGAGCGCAAGGCAAATCCGCCAAAGCCAATAGACACACAAGACCAAAAGCCGATTGATATGCTGCGTAGCAAGCCCGAAAGGCATGCAAGGCCGCGCCGTCGGTCAAACTGGGTCAAAAAGTTCTAAGAGGCACTGATGCAAAACGTATTCAACGCGGCGGAATATCCGACTGTGGAGCCTCGCGCGGCTGTCGCTCGGGATCGGTGGGTATGGCGGCGCCCTGATATTGCGGCGGTCTACCCACCGGCGACGTATGAGCTGAGCTACCGATTCACGAATCAGGCGAACACTGCGGATGTGCAGGAAGCGTTCGCAACAGAGTCGGATGGCGTCTACGTCGTAGAGATAGAGTCGTCGGATACTGAGCTTTTTGCGCCGGGTTCTTGGGCGTGGGAGGCGATCATTCTCCGTGCTTTCGATTCGTTGGAGGCAGTGGTTGATCGCGGCTTCGTTGATGTCACGGCGGCAGGCACGGCGAGCCACACGCTGAAAGTTCTGATGGCCATCCGCGCCACAATTGAGGGGACCGCGACATCGGACCAGTCACGCATAGAGATTGGCGGCAGGACGCTGGAGCGCAGATCCATTGCGGAATTGACGGACCTAGAGGCGATGTACTCGCGCCGATGGAAGGCCGAGCGGGCGGCGGTAGAGCGTGATGCCGGGCGGTCGCCTGTGTCTCGTAAGATCAAAGCGAGGATTGTATAGCGATGTGGCCTTTCACCAAAAAGCAGGCCGAAGCTGACGTCCGTCGCCCGCGTCGGTTTCGACAGTATCAGGCAGCGAAAATCAATCGGTTAACTGCTGGATGGACGACAGAAGCAAAGCATCCTGATCAGATAGTCAAAGACAATCTGCAGATCCTCCGCAGCCGATCCCGCGAACTTTACGCCAACAATGACTATATGGCGCGATTCGTGTCGCTGGCCAAGTCCAACATTGTAGGCCCGTATGGGATCAGACTGCAGGCCACCGCAAGAGATGACAGCGGGGCGCTTGATACATCAGATAATGACGCGCTTGAACGTGCCTTTGCTGAGTGGGGACGCCCCGGCAACTGTGACGTTAGTGGCCAACTTTCACTAGTAGATATCCAGCGCTTGTTTATTTCGTCTCTTCTGATCGATGGCGAATTTCTTGCCGTTGAGCACAACAGCGGCCCGCATGGCTACAGGCTTGCTCTGATAGACCCAGAGCACCTAGACATACAGCACAACCGAGGCGACTTGCGGAACGGCAACACGATTCGGTTCAGCATTGAGTACACGAACGACGGGCGACCTGTCCGCTACTACATTCGAGACGATGCCGAGATGTCGGATTCGTATTCGTACAACGGGCGTCGGTATCGAACTGTAGATGCGGATCGAATTATTCACTGCTTTGTAGCAGATAGGGTTGGCCAGAAGCGCGGCATACCTGCAGCGGCCACAGCGATGATGCGTCTCAATATGCTGGGGGGTTACGAGGAGGCTGCCGTAACTGCGGCGCGTATTGGTGCCGCCAAGATGGGGTTTTTTACAAGTCCGGGCGGGGATGGGTATTTAGGAGATGGCGAGGAAGACGGCGCGTTGCTGACGGATGTCGAGCCTGGCATTTTTGAGCAGCTGCCAGAGGGTATGGACTTCAAAGCGTTCGACCCCGATTACCCTCATCAGCAATTCCCGTCATTTGTGAAAACCTGCTTGCGGGGCATCGCATCTGGACTCGGCGTTTCGTACAACAGCCTGAGCAACGACCTTGAGGGTGTGAACTACTCCAGCATTCGAACTGGCGTCCTCGAAGACCGCGAAGCTTGGAAAGCCATGCAAGAGTGGATGGCAGAGCGCTTTATGCGGCGTATTTACCTTCACTGGCTCCCGCAGGCGCTGGCACTTGGTGTTATCCGTGGTCCGCGTGGCGCACCGTTGCCAATGTCCCAGGTTGCGAAGTTCTCTAGCCATACATGGCGACCTCGGCGCTGGGACTGGGTGGACCCGCTCAAAGATACAAACGCAAACATAGCGGCAATCAATAACGGCCTCAAGTCGCGCCAGCAAATCATCCGCGAAACCGGAGGAGATCCTGAGCAAGTTTGGTCAGAGCTAGAGGCAGAGGCTGAGCGGTTGTCGGAGATTCTTAATCATCAGATGGAGGTGTCAGCCGATGCCGGAAGCGCTGAATAAGTTTCAAAATGAGGTCCAGCACAGGTCGTTTTCGCTGGGCAAAAAAAACATTGACGAGGAAGCGCGCACTGTAGATGTCGCTTTTTCAAGCGAAGACCCTTACCTGCGGTTTTTCGGGTACGAGATCCTTGACCACGACGCTAGCTCTGTTCGCCTGGGGAGGCTTCAGAGTGGCGGTGCGGTCTTGGTAGACCATGACTCCCGCGATCATGTGGGCGTAGTGGAGAGCGTGAAGATCGACAGCGACCGCGTGGGGCGGGCAACGCTGCGTTTCGGGAGAAGCGCACGTTCGCAGGAGGTTTTCACGGATGTAGTGGACGGCATTCGAAAGTCTATTTCAGTGGGTTATAGGGTCCATGCCATGACGCTGGAAAGTGAGCGTGAAGGTGAGGAGCCGGTATATCGAGTGAGCGACTGGGAGCCGTTCGAAATTAGCTTCGTAGCCATACCTGCCGATTCGACTGTCGGAGTGGGACGAAGCTCAATACCTTATCAATCTGCCAAGGAGGACACTATGTCCACTGAATCACAAGTCGCGGAAACCCGCGCACAAGATCCTGCCGCCCCTGCGGTCGCAAAAATTGATGTCGCTGCCGAGCGTGATGCGGCTCGTAAAGAGGAACTGACCCGCATTCGCGAGATCGAAGCAATCGGAAAGCAGTTTGGTTGCTCTGATCTTGCTGACGAGTTCGTGTCCAAGGGCCACAATGTCGAACAGTTCCGACAAGCTGTTCTGGCCAAGATGGCTGAAGACAACGAAGCGGGTGCCGGAGCAATTCCCGAGGTTGGCCTTAGTGAGCGTGAAGCGGATCGGTATAGCTTCATCAGGGCAATGGCTGCTCTCGCGAATCCCGATAATGCTCGTCTGCGTAAGTCTGCGGCGTTTGAGTTTGAGGTCAGCGAGGCTGCACAGGAAGCATCTGGTCGGCGCTCGATGGGCTTTATGGTCCCGCCCGATGTGCTGAAGCGTGATCTCACTGTAGGCACCGCCACTGCAGGTGGCCACACAGTTGAGACAGAGCTTCGCGGGCTGATTGACATCCTGCGCAACCGCAGCGTCATCAACCAAGTTGGTGCGATGATGCTGACCGGCCTGCAGGGTAATGTGGCGTTCCCGCGTCAGACTGGCGCTGCGACTGGTTACTGGGTTGCTGAAGGTGGCGCACCCACTGAAAGCCAGCAGTCTTTCGATCAGGTTCCACTGACGCCGAAGACCTACGGTGCGTTTACTGAGTACAGCCGTCAGCTTCTGCTGCAAACGTCGCTTGATATTGAGGGCTTCGTGCGTAACGACCTTGCTCGTGTGTTGGCTCTTGGCATTGACTTGGCTTCCTTGTATGGAAGTGGTGCGGCAAACCAGCCGACCGGCGTTTCCAATCAGGCCGGTATTAACGCTCCCACAGCATTTGCTAGTGCTAACCCGACGTTTGCAGAAATCGTTGCAATGGAGTCTGCCATTGCCGCAGATAATGCCGACGAGGGCACGATGGCATATGTCTGCCGCACCGATATGCGCGGACACTTCAAGTCGACGGAGAAATTCACCAACACCGGCCAGACTATCTGGGAGCCCGGCAATACCGTGAACGGCTACAACGTCGGCGTCAGCAACCAAGTAACTGCTGGCGACCTGTTCTTCGGAAACTGGCAGGAGCTGATTATCGGCATGTGGGGCGGGCTCGACATCATGGTCAACCCTTATGCGCTGGATACGTCTGGTGGCATTCGGATCGTTGCCCTGCAGTCGATGGACATCGCCGTGCGTCACCCTGTCAGCTTTGCCTTCAATAACGACGGTGTTTAATGCTGACGGGTAAGACCGGGGGCCTTTTGGCCCCCGCTTCTTTTGGCATGGAGGAAACAATGCAAGTCAGAATTCTATCGGGGACCGTTGCTAACGGTGCCATTCGGCGCATTGGTGAGTTGGTTGATGTTCCGGAGAGAGAGGCTCGTCTTCTGATCAACAGCGGAAAAGCCGCTGAACAGGAAACAGATACGCCAAAGCCGAAAGGTCGGCCTAAAAAGACCAAAGCCCCGGTAAACCGCATGGATCAGGCAGATGTCGCTCGCTGACGATTTTCGAAGAGCAATTGATGCGCTTTATGACGCAGCATCAGTCCTTGCCACATACACAGACAAGGATGGTGGTGTTTCAATAGTGCGCGTCATGCTGGACAGAGACCTCAGCACGTACGGCGATAATGTTGAGGTGAGCAAAGGCACTGCGACCATTTCAGTTCGGGCAAGTGAAATGCCAGAACCACCAAGAAGAGGTGAGACGTTCCTTGTGGATGGCTCCACCTATCGAGTTGTTTCCACGCTTACATCAGATGAATTGGAGCACGCGAGTCTCGTCGCATGACCGGAGTTCAATACGATGTGCAGGTTAATCAGGCGCAGGTTCGGGATGCTGTCGCTCTGTTCGAATTTGTCGGAGGGAACAGTCAAGACGCATTGAGGGTTGCCATCAACAAATCGGGTCCGAAGATCAAAACACTTTCCAGTCGGGCGATTAGAGATCAGATCCGGCTCAAGGCATCTTACGTCAATGGTCGTATCAGCTTTAAGAGAGCTACCAGAACTAAGATGTCCGGCGCGATCAAGGTGCCATCCCGTGGAATCTTGCTGCCTCGATTTTCGACCGACTCCAGGATTAATGGGGCAAAGGTTTCATGGTTGATCCCACCGAAGCCGCCCGCTAGAGGGATCAGAGTAAAGGTCAAGCCATCTGGATCTTCCACTGTTATGTCCAGGAACTGGTTCTACATGGTCCTCCCTAACAGCCGGGCTCTCGGTATTGTGAGGAGAAGGCCGAAAGGTGAGACCGGGCCAAAGGGCGGGAAATACTGGGTGGCGCACGGGCCTTCTGTATCGCAAGTGTTTGGCAACGAAACACGCGATCGGCTTATGCCGAAGGCGTCAGAAGAACTTACATCACAACTGCTGGACGCCATGCGATTCCTGCTTCAAAAGAAATACCCCAAGGAATAATTCATGCCATCCTCAATACGCGAACAACTGCTGGAAGCCATCACTACAGCGGTTGGCGGGGAGTATGGCATCCCCGCCCCAGATGATGAGCGGGATCTGCCTGTAACAATCGTGCAGGATGGAGAGGAAACAGCGAGCCCGGATCAGTACGGCGCGCTTGTTTATGAAATCCCTCTGGTTATTGCACGCGCAGAATCTGCTCCTGCCTCGACGACTGGGCAGACAAGAACCGAGTACCAGTCCGCCATGCGGGCTAAGTGCCATGAAATGCTGGCGACAATCCAGCAGCACGTATTCGCCGACGAATCGTTCGGCGGTTTGGCTGATGGTGTCGAGTACACCGGAGGCTCTATAGCAACTGAGGCCGGAAAGCTCTGTTTTGCAGAGGCTCAGTTCACCGTCCGATACCAAACGGTTCGCGGCGATCCTTTCTCAATTGAATGAGCCTATAGGAGGCAATCATGGGTAGTCCCATCCTGCGCTATGAGTCTGGTCAGACCTCATATCCTTTTGAGGAGATGACCGACTCCGGTGATTCTCTCACATTTGAAGCATCGTTCTCTCCGCTCTCGCGAGTGGTTGAGCCTACCGTAGCTCCGTATGGTCTGCGGACCGGCGGTGCAATCACTCCTACGGCTACCAACGACGAGGTGAGTGTTGCGGCGCTTTCTGTCGTTGCGCCCGGCATGACAGGCGCTGATGCTGACGGCGTTGTGAGTGTATCCAGTGGAACCCTGAGTATCACCCGAGGACTCACCACAGACACGCACAATGTCACCTCGATCACGGTAGACAGCACCGGGGCTCTTGCTGCGGTGTCGGGCACTGACGGGACCGAGTTCTCAGAATCTCGGGGCGTTGCTGGTGGTCCTCCTCTGATCCCCGTGGGTTCCGTGGAGGTCGGACAGGTCCGTACAACGTCAGTAACTGCGGGCGTCGTTTTGGACTCTGAGATCCTTCAGGTGCCGGGACTTCACCAAGAACGCTCCGATTATCCTGTTTACTCGGTTGATTACGCGACCGGTAAGATTACGTTTGCGGACGTTCTGCCCGCAATCCATACCGGTTCCGTTCCGAAGAAAGTCTACATCAAAGGCGCTACCCCGCTGTTTGCGCCCATTCCTAAGGCGTCGGATTGGGTTCCGGCTGAGGCGACTTATTCCATCACCTCGACCGACACCTACGATGGCCCGGTCGGCTCTAGCTCGTCCAGTCTTGGACAGGCGTCGTTCTCCTGTGTGCTCTCTGACGGGATCACGGATAACTTCGTAGCTCTTAAAGGCTCTACGCTTTGGTTTGAGTTTCGGCCTGATCGTGATGCGAGCTTCCCCAAGATGCTGACGCAGGGGATCTTCGGTATCTCGAGGACGTTCCCGGCTCAAGCCGAGAAGGCGGATGCAATCCGAAAGCTTGCTGGGGTGCCGGATCAGGGCACGCCAGAGGATGTAGCGTTTCGGATTCAGCTTCTCACGGAAGGGTCAGTAAATCCCGCGCTAGGGAACGATAACCGGGATGTAGCAGTGCGGCTCGCGGAGATGTACCCGACGACGTTCTACAACTTGACCAAGCAGATCCTCTCGCTGACGGGTCAGGGAGCAGAGCCGGGAAAGCGGAAGCCCTCTGGCAAGACCCAGAAATCCGAAGCCTGATTTACATGTGTGGCGAGTGGGGGCGGTTTCTTTTTGAAGCCCGCCCCGACATCTTCCCAGAGGGGAGAGTGACTGGGGTGGAGATGCATCTCTGGTCGTTCTACTACGAAGAGCGCAACCGAGAAATGAGAAAGCGAAATGGCTGACGCGCAGCGCACAATTGACCTCGTTTTTAATGGAGTGGACAAGACTGGAGCTGCTGTCCAGTCCGCTCTCAGAAACACCGAGGGGTTTGCGTCCAACATTCAATCAGCCACCGCCCCAATAGCCAATGCTACGACTGCTGCGGTTAAGTTCGAGGCCGCTTTGCTTGCCACAGGTGCGGCGGCTACGGCGTTTGCGATCAAGGTCGCGGGCGATTTCGACGGGGCATTTCGCGAGATCACAACGCTGATTGATGAGCCGGTAGAATCCCTGCAAGGATTTCGGCAGGAGATCCTCGACTACGCTTCCGGCTCCACTCAAAGCCTGGATGATGTCACCACTGCGCTTTATACGGCGCTCTCTGCTGGCATTGACTACACAGACTCTCTGGAGTTCTTAACCACTGCGGAGCAGCTTGCGGTAGCCGGTCGGGCGGATCTTGCATCTTCGACCAACATCCTGATTTCTTCTCTTAACGCCTATGCTGCCTCAACAGAGGACGCTGCCCGGTTCTCTGATGTTCTTTTTGAGACCGTCAGGCAGGGGCAGGTCACGCTTCCGCAACTGGTGCAGGGCTTTTCTCAGGTCACGCAATCGGCCTCAACCCTCGGCATCCCCATTGAAACGCTAGGCGCGGCCATCGCAACCCTAACCGCGTCAGGTGTTCCCGCAGCCCAGGCGTTTACGCAGTTGCGGGCTGTCCTATCAAACCTCATCAAGCCGTCAAAAGAGGCGCTTGATACTGCTGCTGATCTTGGTATCGAGTTCGGGGCGGCAGCAGTTAAGTCGCGCGGATTTGAGGGGGTTTTGCAGGACATTGCGACCGCTACCGGTGGCAGCGAAGAACAACTCGGAAAGCTTTTTGGTTCTACCGAGGCTTTGGGTTCTGTATTCACTTTGACCGGCGTCAATGCTGGCAAGTTTTCCGAAAGCCTTGCAGCTATTGAGGGCTCTGCTGGTGCCACGACTCAGGCATACGAGAAGATGGCGCAGTCTTTTGAGATTCAGAACACAAAGGTCGCTAACGCATTTAACACATTCCTGACCTCTGTCGGAACCCCGCTCCTAGATGAGTACGGGAGCCTTGCGGACGGTATCTCCAGGATATTTCAGGCAATCGGACAAAGTGCCGACGGAGGTAACTTTGGTGAATTGGTGAGTTTCATAGAGGCTAATCTCGGAAGGCTTTCTGAAGTGGCCGATGAGGTTGCCCAGAACCTGCCAGCCGCTCTGGCTGGGGCGGATTTCTCGGGGTTCACTCGGGGAATTGAGGCCATCACGGGCGCTTTTGACGACCTGTTCGATGGAGTGGACATTACCACGGTAGAAGGATTGACCGGAGCCATAGAGCTTCTAGGCGCTGGTTTCCTAGGGCTTTCTGAATTCACGGCTGGCGTGATCGACTCATTGCAGCCGTTGTTTGGACTTCTCCAGGATCTCGCAGACGGGGCGGGTGGCGTCGCTATCCAATTTCGAGAGTTAGGAAACATCGGTGGATTTGCATTACAGCTAAACACCCTTGCAGGGTCCGCAACCGTGCTTACCCAGGCCCTAACGGGCCTGGTCGGAATTCTTGGTGCTAAGGGTCTCGCCGGGGCGTTTGGCAGCGCGGCTGCGGGCCTGTCAAGCAATACCGGACTGCTTGCTCTGCTAGGAAAAGCAGGTCTCGTTGGCGCTGCTGGAGGCGCTGGTGTCGCTCTTGGAACGCTTGCGAACAAAGCCACAGAAGTGGCTACGGGCGAATCCTTATCCAGCCGACTTGCGGATTGGGCGCTTGAATTAACGGGTGTCAATGACAATGTGCGAGACGCGCTGGCCCCGATGGATTCCTTGGCGTCATCGACTGAGGCGGCGGCGGGGAGTGCAGAAAGGGCGGCGGAGTCGTTCGCCTCTGTAGAGGATGCCGCAGCCGCCGGTGTCGGCACACTCGAACCTTTCGGTAATGCTATAGAGCGGGCGGCAGGTTCTTTTGATTCTATTGAAGAGGCCGCAGCCGCCGGTGTCGGTACGTTCATCCCATACGCAGAGGCTGCAACGGACGCTGCTGATGCTACGGCCAGGTTGGGCGCGGATGGTGCCAATCTAACCGGCTACTTCTCTGTTGTGTCCAGTGGGGCCGATGCCGCAGCAACATCAATCACAAGCCTCGCCAATGCGTCTGATGAGTTGCGGGCAGAAGCGGTCATCGCCGCGATTGAAGGCGCAACGCAGATTGATGTGGCGCGTATTGAGGCTGACGCCGAGAGAGTTAGCGCAGCGTTTGATTCCATCGGACAAACAGTGGTTTCTACAGGTGATTCTCTGAACGATCTTTTCGGGCTTCTCGGGGATAACAACATCTCGAAGTTTGACAAGCTGGGGATTCAGGAGCAGATCGACCTGGGAGATCCTTGAGGCCATCCAGGTCCGCGTGAATGCGGACGGCGAAGCGTTGCTACTGGGACTGCAATGATCCACATCACATCGAAAAGCTACGATATTTTGGGGCATATCAGCTTCCATCCATCCCTCGGAAATGCCCCGGCTACGTTCTCACGTCGGGTCACGCGGGCAGCAACCCTGGATGGCGGTGTGGCTATCTCTGACAGGGGTTATTCAGAAGGGGATGCAACGCTGGTATACCGGTACAAGCCCGTTTCTAGAGAGCATGACGAGAGAGCCTACCGATTGCTGAAGCTACACCCCAGGGTTCGAGTTTCGAACCCTGATGGGTTGTTTGAAGCGGTTATCGAATCTTTTGAACCATCTCCAAGTGAAAACACAATCACTTTATTGGTCATTGAGAAGTTGAGCGAGGACTAAAACATGCCTGCTCCTGCGGACTACGTTTTTTCGGATGCGGTAAAGACTACAGCAAATACTGGAGTTAGAGACGCCATAGATGGCGGCGCAGGTGCTGGAGTTCTCAACATATACGATGCTTCCGACAATCTTTTGGTAGCTATCACTCTTGATGACCCTTGTGGAACAGTTAGCTCTGGTGGTCAGTTGACTATTACAGCCACCAGCGCAGGGACAGCCATCGCTGATGGCACGGCATCTTGGGGCGAGTTTACAGACAGCACGGGAACTTGGGTGCTTCAAGCTCCAGTTGCAGCAGGAGCTTCTGCGGTATCTGGCGACATCGTTTTAAGCTCAATCGCAATAGTCACTGGCGCAGAATTGACATTGGTCTCAGCCACGGTGGGTTGATATGAGCGATCCGCAATGGGGCAACGTCACACTCCTCCTTCCGTTTGATGGGTCTGATGGCGCAACTACCACGACGGACGAGAGCGATAGCGTACAGTCTCCAATAACATTTGCGGGCGGTGCCCAGGTTGACACTGCGCAGTCAAAGTTCGGCGGGTCTTCGCTTTATGTTGGAGGCGGCACGACCGACTGGGTGCTCGCTCCTTCTGCGTCACTGGACATTACTGGTGACTACTCTATCCAGTGTTGGGTTCGTTTGGACCCCACCACCGCAGATAACTCCCGCTTCGCTCTCTTCACCAATTACGACAACACTAATTGGGATGGTCTGGATATATATATCCGGGTAGACACTATACTTTCAGAAAAGCGGGGCGAGCTTGACATAGATATATGGGACTCATCTGGCAATCGTGCGATTGGCATGAACAGCAACCGCACGATTGCTGGCGAGTATATCGTTGCGGGACAATGGCACTACATTGAGTTCACAAGATCTGGCACGATCCACTATCTTTTCATCGACGGCGCTCTGATTGCTTCGCAGGATGCCTCCCCTGACATTCCCTCGCAGAGCGACCCCTATCTTCAGATAGGAGGGTCCAATGACGGATTTGGGTCATTCAAAGGATGGATAGATGACCTAAGGATCACTACCGGAGTAGCGCGAAATACAGCCGCATACACAGCACCAACAGTGGCGCATGAGATTGGCGCGGGAGTCACGCCGACGGATGTCAGAGTATTGATGCCGTCGCCTCTTGGTGCCCCAGAGGCTTTCCTGCCCTATGCGGACACATTGAGACTGTCTATCCCTTCTCCGCTAGGGGTTCCTGCGCCCTATCTGCTTAACAACTTCACCTCACTGATCACCGACCCATCCGCTCTGTTTGTCCTCCGGGTTACCGGAAATCCTGTCATTGAAATCCCTGCATCCTCTTGGCAGGCCACAATTCAGTCAGACCGTCAGAGCTTCGTGCAAGCCGTTATACCAGCAGCATCCGAGTACATATCAGCACTGACTGACCGACAGAGCGCTTCTGAGATTGTCGTTTATCGGGTCGCCCAACTTGGGTCCGTGACGGCAGAAACTGAGATGGCGAGAGCTTCTCTAGATCAGATCCAAATAGACCAAGGGGCTTTCAGGCACACTGCCACCCTTCGAGGTTACACTTCAGCATTTACGGACGCAGTATCAAATAAAATCGTTCCTCTGACAGGCATAAGATCATCGTCACAATCAGTAAATGGGTCGGTTCGCTATCGGTGCGATATAGACTGGTTCTTGAGGCCAGGGCAGGAGGTCACTGATGGCACGCTCACTTTCATCGTCGGTTATATCAACTATTTTGTGCCTTCTGTCGGTGATGCTTACATGGACGT